AATTGGCAGCGCTATTTTTGCAAAATCTATTGTGCCATCAGTTATCGCATCATTACCAATAGCGCCACTTTCAAATATGGCGGTTTTCATCTGATCAGGAGTTGCGGCCCAATCTTCACCTGCCGGATCTCCGGTCAGCGGATAATCGTCTCCCCTTATCGTCAGGCCGGCATGTGTTATCACATTACATATTTCCTCCTGTATGGCGTTCTGATCCATCGCCTTATCTATTGTTGTCTCATCGACGTTGATACGGCGCCCGTTGTCCATACCGTATCCTGGTCCTGTTGTCCTATGCATGTCTCACCTCAATAAGAGCTGCCATGTTGGCAGCGCATTCTTCAAGAACTTTTCCGTCTTCACTGGTCATTTAATTATCTCCTTTTATCCAGGCGAAGGATTTCCAAGCTGTGATTTTTTTGCGTGCGTTGAATGGCATATTAGCCCATCGGTTTTTTTCCCACATGCAAGCACTTTTCTTTTACTCTCAAAACGCTGAAGGCCGTGGCGCCCTACCCATTTCTGCATGCCATCGAAAGTGCATATAGGCAATTGAAAATCGGCTAGGTGCATCATTGGTGTGAGCGACTCTATGAAGATCTCAGCCGTGCGTCTATTGATGGCATATGCCGAGAGGGTCAGCGCTCTTTTTACTCGCCCACTGTCTTCCATGCGCAACCTGCCATTCAATGAGCGTTCGTCCGCCAAGTAGAACATACCGCATCCACTAGGGACCTTGAGCACGTCTTCTATTTTTGACCCTTTCAGTATATCGGTAGGCTCGACGTCATCCTCTATGACAATACACCAATCGTCCTTGGTTTTTAAAAAAACATCCCAGGCCATTTTGTGGCTCAAATTGCACGCGAGGTGAGTCGGCGGTAGCTGGCTTTTGGAATCAAGAATTTTCTGCTCTACAAATTTATTTCGAACTTCTGGTTTCCACTCTGGCCGCTTCGTAATCTTTCCATCTGACCACACCATGCCGTCAATTGCATCTATTCTGACAAGGTCTTCTTGTGCAAATGCTTTTTCGATGGCTTCACGTCTATCTGTCGCACATTCTAGATTGATGTAATATATTTTCATAACTGTTTCCCTAACTGCAAGAATGCTCAGATTTAAGCTTTATGCCGCCAAATATATGCGCCACAATGTTTGCTGCTGCCGCATTTCCTGGGGTTACATTAAATGCCAAGCAATCTGTCCCTTCATCATAGCTCCAACTAAAAGTAAACCCATATGTTCCACCCTCATTGGTGGCTATAGTAGTGGACGCCACTCTTGGAATATCTGCATTTGAATTCGATATAGTAATAAAATATAGTCTGTGTAAATACCCATTTCCAGCCGCCTCATATGCAGCATGTACGCTTAGCAAAAATGAAACATGGCTTCCCTCAGGAACAGAAATAGGATGAGTTGAACCAGTGCCATCTCTCGTTAGCATGACTGTATCTGTTGATTCAGTGTGACGAGCAAACATAGTAGTATCAAAACATTGGCTAATTCCAGTAGTGGATCCATCTAGTCGAACTGTCGAAAAAAACCTTCCCATATTCCAGGATGATTTTGCATAAGCGCCGTGCACAATAGCGCTGTCGTGCTCATTGACGCATGACGTTCCAAATGTAAGACCGTAACCTGCGGTAACTTCATTGGCTGTCCCGGAGACTAAAGCCCCATCTGCATCCTCTATTTCGTTGTATTGGCCACAGACTAACGAAAAATCGCTGCTTCCATCTACAGTATTATTTCTTCCAAATAGTGCGGTGTAATCGCTTGCGGTCGAATTGGTAAACCCGGAAACGGCATTATGATGCCCGTTGACCACAAGCGTATTTCCAACCGCGAGATTATGATCATCGGTCACCGTCACACTATCGCCGCCTACCAGTGAATAACTGGCACTATATGACAATTCATGTCCTGATCCAAAAATGCCACAATAAGCAGCCGCGCTTGTATTGGTGACCCCTCCTAATACTGTGCCATATCCCTCTTGGGTGTTGCTATCTCCAGACACAAGACAGTGACTACCATTTACGTCGTTGCCCTCTCCAAAAACAGCTGTATGGTGGGCATACATCGAATTTATAGTGTGACTCTCTCCAGCCAAAACACAGGCTTCAGGTGACCCGCCCGTAAGCGTCATTGAATCAGGATTGAAATCCAAAATCCAGTTGTTCGCATTAATTCGATAATCACCAGACGCGACATTTACTAGCCCGTGACTCAGTTCGGTTCTTTCGGCGGCGGTTGTCCCTGCGGCTTTTAGAACCAAGGTCGGATCCGTGTATAAACCAAGAGCGTAGTCAGTACCTATGTCAGCCTTTTGACAGAGCATTAGTGAGTTTGAATCAGACCCGAGCCCAACCATTAAAGCGTCCGGCGTTTGGTTTGTGTCCCATTCTATATGGACATCCTCGGATGTGCCAAAGTACAACGGCGTATCATCGTGAAAGGTCATGTCTCCATATGCATGAATTTCACTATACATAAATACTATATTGTCAAAATGCGCATGACCGTTGACCTCTAGTTGGTTTATCACTAATCCGTTAGTAAATTCGCCGCCGTGACTAGAAGACTCTCCATTTACAGAATATATATTGCTAGACTTGGTTATCGTAGAATCGCCTATTGTGTCGGTATCCGTGAACATCGCCAAGGTATTAGCTGTTCCGCTTCCATCTATATCACCACCAGCTATTGGGCCATCCGATAATATATTAGTATTAAAGTAATCCACGGAAATTTTTCCGCCGGTGATGTCCCCATTGGCGTCATGTTTCAACATGCCAATATCACCAATGGTAGTCTCACCCTCAAGTCTAAGCTCATCAATCCATGCATTTTTACTCTTGGCTAAAAACTGGGTGACATTCCCAGCATTGTCTTTGCCTCCCCACATGCGAAAGCCAAGATCGTCATCTGCTTTTGAATCGACACCTATTTGCTTGTTTGATAGTGCGGTTAAAACACCTTCTATATGCAATATTTTTATAGTTGACATGCCATTTGTCTCCTATGGATTCCATTCCCCGCCGTTTTTGGTAATCACAACGTGCGCCTGTTTAAATTTATAGAAAATGCATTTCAGAACCTTTTCGTTTCCATTCCCAGCCAGTTCAGTGATGTTCAGAATTGAGTACCCTCCGCGTCCACCGAATTTTTGCACGCCAAATTGTGCAATCCCAAATATTCTAGGCGTTGACTCAATGGGGTACTCCTCAATTGTAAATGTTGTGAATCCAAGAGCCGCAGCCACTTCCTCGTACCATGCCAGCGTGGTAATCTGTCCAATGCTAAATAGTTTAGTGTGGGCGTTTACCTGGCGCTCTTCAGTGGTCAAGCTCTCACCGCTATAGCAATCCCCCGGCAATCCGAGAACTCTCTCCCAACTGGTAAGAGAGCCCTCCTCGGCAACGCCTGGATCTGTTATATTTACGATGGTCCACGCATCAGATTCAATGCGTGATAATTCATTGGCAAAACAAGACAGCAAGCGCATAAGCATATCACCGAGTCCGCCTCCGCCATCCAAAGAATCCTGCTTTATATCAGAAGAGCTGGTGGTGTCCTGCCAAACTATCGGATGTGAGATCACATCCTGAATTATTGTACCAATGGACCAGAATCTGTCATCCCAAATAATACCCTTTGGAAGCAGCCCCTTTAGCATGCTGAGATAATCATCTGAAAACCATCTCTGCGGAAGTTTGTATTTTTCGTAAGAGCTCGCCATTTAAATCAGCTCGTCAAAATAAACCCTGTTCAAAACAGGTGTGTTTGGATATACTGAATCAATATCCCCTACTGGCATGGATACCCATGTGCCATATTCATTAAGGTAGCTCATGTCTGTTATAGTATAATCGTCTACGCCAGTTGATGCTATTGCACTTCTTATATGAGATATTTTTACTGTTTTGTTTGGACCTGAATCAATAAGGAACAGATTAAATAAAGCATCCTCAATGGCTTCTTCCATGTCAGGCACGTAAGGGGTAATTGAAGCATAGATCCTTATTTTGTATTCAGCTATTGTGCTATATACCACATATGCTGGGGCAGGTCTGATAGATTCTATGTAAGTTTCTACGCTGGCAACTAAAGCGTCTGATGCTGGGGCATGTCGTAAATGACCGCTTACATTTTCCGACACTGCGATATACACCCCCACAGATCCCTGTACAAAGTCTTCAGCAGGTCGGCACCATGCGTATTGAACACCAGGGACCCCTAAGGCCCACCGCACATAATCGGCAGCGTTGCCGCATGCCGGAGGATTTTGAAACCGATAGAGCATTCTAAGAACCCATGCCTCTACTGTTTCCAGATTAGAACCGCTTAAAAAGCTCGTGGCTCCTGTGTCCGGGTCCTCCTCGACGGAAACCGTACTGTCTATGTCTGGGTCAGGACTGCTGAGAGTAAGAGTGGTCTCATCGGTGTTGCTGTCCTCTCCAGCTACCACGGCCTGCGCGGCCACTTCGTCGTCGGTACCAATCGTAAAATCAGCCAATGTCTCATATTCGTACCCGTCATTATTGACAACAAGAGTGCCAGAAGGCACTACGTGGGAACCAGTGCCTGTGAACGAAAGATACCCAGTCGAGTACTGAGCAGCCTTGCGCGGAATTCCCAGAATATTTGACCAGCGTTCACGCCCCCATGCCGACGCCACGTCAACGAAGATCTGGTTTTTCATCCACTCTAGAAACCCGTAGCAAAGATGGACACCACCTGAAAAAACAGATGCTGTTATACCAAGCATGGACACCCTGGGAATTGGCACCCCATCAGTGACGTTGCTCTGAATATCCGCTTTCACGCGGTTGTAAATCGTTTGGATAGATGGGCGTGTCCAGCTCATGACAACCCCCCAATCACTAGCCCTCCTTGATGTTCCCAGTTGCGGAAGTATTTGAACCTCATGGTGTCAGCCTCTTTTCGGTTGATGGTCACAATAGAGTTGATCTGGTTAATCCCACCTCGCACCGCGATGGAATCGATGGACGCCGCGATATTATCGTCTACCATCCATTGTAAAGCGTCCTTGTCGTATTGCTCGCAAAGCTTCAGGGTGGTTTGATCGATCTTTGACCTACCTAGCAACCAGCGCCTTGACAGGGTGACCTTCGGATCGAGGGCCGTCCCCCACCATCCCCCCCGAGTATCGAACCCTTGCGGTAGAATATCCGCATCGCTGGCGCGGCCATTGGAAAACAACGAGATAAGCACGGATGTCTCTAGACCTGGGTCGGTGTGCAATGCGTTACCCGTCACCTTGATGTCGGCGGGCCCCATGGTTTCCATGGATCTGGCCTCGTAGTAAAATTTTATGTCGCTCAGTATGGTCAGTGATTCAGCCATGTCAATCCGCCTTCAAATTAGTTGACGCCACGTTTGGAGGATCGAGCCCCGCAGTTGAAAATGCCGTAACCAGAGCAGCAGCCAAGGCAACGCCGCCGTCTGGAGTCTTGGTTCCAGTCCATGCCTTAAGCGCTGTCAAAAGTGTCGTCCACATCAATTCAACTTTGACCGCCATCGCAACCGAGTCGCTGCCGGCGCCGACCGATACCCCGCCTGACGCAGTGATCTCAACAGAGCTGTCTTCCTTTAGGAGGATCTTCTGACCGAACTGGGAATATATGGCAACCTCGCCGGATACGAGCCCGGTAACGCGCCATGTCCCACTGTCGCATACGATGACAACGCCGTGGTCCCTGTTGCCCCCAAGGTAGGCTACAACGGCCTCGCTACCGACCGGAGGATTGGACGTTAGCCCGTAGTTCTGTAGCCGCTCTACGCCGTCCTGGTGCTCTCCTGAGAGTCCTGATAGCTTGACGAGTTGGATCTGTTCGGTGTCGACAACTGCGGTTATCAACGCCTTGACGAGCATCATTTTTATTCTGTCTACCGCTCTGTCTATAATGCTCATGACAGGTCAACCACTTCGCCCGGCTGCGCCTTGAATACATCTGGATGCTTGAGGGTGAGCCGAGTAATTTCTCCGCCAGCGTCCAGGGACATCGACACTCTTGTGATGAGCAACTCTTTGTTGAGGAGCCCCCACTCGGTGCAGCGCAACGGCACCCGCTGATTTTTTTGCCAGAGAGATACAGGGGCGCCAAGAGCGTTGGTCTGGTACCAGCCGCGGACCGTGGCCGTGTATCCAGAAGATCTCCCAGATCTAACCTGCGCCTCCCAGCGCACACGCTTGATCATGATCTCCCTGGTGGCCCTATTTTCGGATATGATGATCTTTGGTCGATATCGACTAATCCCGGTATCCCTGGACGTGGCAGAGTTCTGCAACATTTCGGCTGTCCATTTCCGGCCGTTTCCCGCAGACTGCCCGAGCACCGTGTAATCGCTGTATCGTTCGGACCAATCGATGTCCTCATCCAACGAAAGCAGATTGATTCCAATTTCTAGGTTTTCAACTGCCCGCTCAGCGGCCGTTGCTGCATACCCCAATACCAGGTCGCCTGCAAAATTGGAGAGCGGCAGGACAGCCTGTGAGCGGCACAGACGCTCGATGGCGTCAAAGGCCGACTCGCCCGCCTGAAGAGTATATTTGTCGATCAGTGGATCGCCCTGGAGGGCCAGCGAGTTGACCGTGATTCCGAAGGGGGCGGCTAGATCCCGCACAATCCCAGCGAACGACTTTTTGACCCATGTCCTGCTCGTATGTGTCGCCGAGCAATCGGCTAGGTCTACGAGCCTGTCTGCCCCCTCAACGGTCAAGACATTTGACGAACCGGACAGTGACCTCTGGCGACGGACGATAAACCCATCAATCACCACCTCTGGAGTGGGTAGCATTTGGTTGGATATTGAGATCTTACACGCCTGCCCTGCCTGAAAATCATCCGCGTCCACAGATAGCAACAAATCTGGGTCGTAGAGTCCCAACGAAAATGTCGTCACGAGAGATTCCATGTCGAACTCCATCGACACGCTCTCCCATCCCTCGAATTTTTGTGCTCCAATCTGGAGGGCTATGGTGCTCTGATTCTCAGGCATCTGGCACCTGAATCTTCAGCGCGACGTTGGCCGGAACAAAACCTGGATGAATGATTTCATTTCGATCAATAAACGCCTGCTCGTTATCCAGGCTACCATAGAGCGACCACATGAGCTCGAGGGTGTTGGTCATCTCTGGCAATAGGCAGTCTCGAAACCGCGGGAGCGTGAGAATGCGAGCCTCAATCTCGTCATAGACGGCCTTCATCCCGTCCCGTAGTGCAGCGTAGAGCTCATCAGAGATGGTAGGATCTTTCATGATGGCACGCATCGACCAAAATATATTATCGCGGGCCTCCTCGGCATCAGCATCTGATGTAAACGGTACGTCAGCAACCATTCCTATCTGAACGGCAATGGCCTGTTGTTGAATCAGATTTTGCACTTGCTGGGATGGGTAGCTTGATTTTGAATTGGAAGTTGCTTCACCGATTAAAGTGCTTACAAATTCCGCAACCTGTCGCACCTCTCGAAACTGGTCGCGCCCGGAGATCTCATAAGACCCCCAGTCTATAAGATCGGCAAACGAATCAACGATGTATTCCAGGTTGAGCGTTAGTGCCTCTAAGCGGCCGCGCGTGTTTTCAATTTGACGCTTGAAATCAGCAGCCGATCCCGCGATGCGCTTGGCCGAATCGATGGCACTTAACCCTTTATCCATAGCGTCGCGAGCATCGCGGATCATGTTGGCTGGAGCCTGGGCTAGAGAGAAGATGTCTAAAAAGTTGCTCTTTGCCGCGGCGAGCACATCAGTTTTGGCCTTGCGCGCAAACCATTTGGTGTCGGTACCGGCAACCGTGAGTTGTTGCGTACTGTCAACTTTGAATGGTATCTCGTACCGAATGATGCGTCCCTCGGCCGAATCCTCGACAGCGCTGAACTCTCCAGCAACCTTGACATTAAAAACCCCTCGGTATGGATGTACGAGTATACCAACGCCGCCCTCGTTGAGGGCCTCTTCAAAACTTTCGCGTTGCGCGAAATAAAAGTCCCCCAGAAGATAAGCAGATATCGTGAATTTTTTAGGAAGGCCTCCAAGATCTTCGGTATCTGTTTCCTCACGGCGTGGAAATACGTGGTCGACCGTGTTGCGTCCCCCTGTGGTTGTTGCCCGTTTTACAAAAAAAGTAACGCCCCGAAATGACGCCTCGAGATATCCATCATGCCATGCCATCAGAGCGCCCCCGCCATGACTGCTCCACTTTTGCGCACGCCAGTCTTGCCGCCTTTTTGCTGGGTGACCTTTGGCGTAACACTATCTGGTAGCCCTTCAAATGAGATAGTGACCTTGGCCTCTGATTCTCTTGATTGCTCCATAGCTGCAAGGAGAGCGGCGTCAAACTGGAAAGCGTCGCCCTGCCCACCAAAAAATGATCGTTGTTCTCCAAGATCCTCAAAACCCGCCTCGCGCGCCTTGGCTACGGTTTTATTTTCCGAAATCTGGCCTTCAACATCGCCCAAGGCTTTTACTAGATCCTGGAGCTTTTGCGTGGTCTCAACCATTGGGCCACCGCGGGACATGGCCGCTTGATTCAAACTTGCGAGAGCCTCCCGCTCCGCCTGGATTCCAGCTCGTAGCGTATTGGCCTGCTGCTCGAGCGACTTAGTGGTAAACGACTTGACGCCTCCAGCTGCTTTAATCCCTTTGAGTATATCATGGGCTTTTCTGGAAAGATTTACTGCCTCCATTAAAGGATCGACCAAGGTTTTTCTGATGACCGTCCCAACTTCCCATCCAACCACAAATGAAGCAAAGACAGCTCCGGCAGTTTTTAGAGCACCAAATTTTTTAATTGACGTGCCAAGTTTTGCGTTTGTAAAAGCAATTTTTGTTGAAAGCCCATCTTGCGCAGTTCCAAGCGCAACTGTTTGTGTGGATGCTGCTATCATCTGCGTTGTTAGTTTTTTTATTAGCCCAGCGCCACCACTAAAAAATAACCGAAAACTCGGATATAAGGCAATCATTTTGCCGACGCCGATGAGCAACGGTCCAAGTGCAGCAGCTCCAACCGCGATCTTGATCCCCCAGTCAAGCTGAGCATCTGATAATTTAGATATTCTGTCCGCTAGGGGTATGAGCTTTTCCGTTAGCTTCGCCACGACGGGGAGTAGTCTGTCGCCAATAATCACACCTGCTTTTTTGGCGCGCTGTATTCCCTGATCCATCTCAAAACCAGCCTTGTTGATACCCTTGGTCTGCTCCTTAAATGCCTCATCTGTGGCTCCAGCCGCCTTGCCCATGGCCGCGGTTTTTTTCGCAAAGTTTTCAGCTTGTGGGCCAAGCAGAGTGAGCACGGCGTTAAGCCCCTCTTTGCGCGTGAATAATTTGCCCAGCTTTTCCTCGCTGCCTCCAGTTACCCGGCCGAGCTCCTCGATGGTTTTTGCAAAACCAATTTCCTTGATCATTGCAACAGCGGATTCATAACCTAATTTTTTGGCTGTCTT